GAGTTTTGACACTAACTAATTAAAATGTTTCATGAGGTGCAACTCATGACCCTTGTTTACGCCGGGATTTTTGCGCTGTCTAGGTTTCTTAAAACCAGGAAAATAGATAACCATCTGTATGGGATCTCCTTGCACGGATGTGGACACATGTTATCAGTTGTGTCGAACTGCTGGAAGAGTGGAGCGAATCAAGGGCTTTCGATGAAAAGAGGGAACGGTGGGAGGAATGGGTGTTAATCCTCTCACTGCATCTCTAACGGAAGCAGCCAACCAGGGAGTACCTCCATATACTCCGAGTTGAAAATCAGACATGAAACACTTATACACCACTACTTGAACAGCAGGGGCTACGGTGGAAGTGGAACGAAGTGGATTTTGGACAAAGATACTCAGAATGCCTGTGGAATTCTTCTGAGATCTTGCTTCACCTAGATGTGCGACATCTGTTTGTGGACGGGGAGACAAGTATGGCAGATCAACAGCCAAAGTAGCTCTACCAGACGACAAATCTAACGTGGTGAAGTACGTTTGTGTGGCTTCTTTAAAACCAACGGGGGCAGAATCGGTATCAGGATGAATCGGCTTGTAAGCTAACAGAAGTTGACCTCTGTGTATCTCAGTGGCCTGGACATCAAATATCAGTCTTGTACCTCCCGTATAGTAATTAAACATGGACGGGATTTTGGAGTGGATATTACCCGCTCCTGGGTTAGGAACATCGGGACCAGCCCAATAATCCTGCAACCGAGTGCCTAAAGCATCGGCTTCCGACCACTCAAATCTATCAACCAGGGATTTGGTGTTCTGGAGGAGATTGTAGATGTCGGTCTCAGACGTTGACGAGCCAAAGCAGGTATTGTCCGGGAGCGTCATTCCATTATGATTGAGGGTCAATAGACGCTCTGTCATAACTGGAAGATCAGTATTGGCACTGAATGGACGCTTACGTTGCTGGACAATGTGACTCTGTTCGGTCATCATGTGAGCATCAAGCTCAAGTCCTAACGCCGACATTGTCTCCATTATAGGAAGGGTGTTCTCAATCGCACGTTCAATAAATTGAACCATGCCTGACTGAGGACGAGTGGGAAGAAGGGGAACGGTGGAAGCTCGGGTGGAAGGAAAGGTGTAATCTATCGTAACCGGCTCCTGCGAAATGTTGAAAGGCAACAACTTGGCAGACTCGTACAGGGTGTACGCGGCGGGTCCTCCAAGGTAGAGACCAAGGTGGAAATCATCGCCAATGGCTATATCTATGCGGATTCTAACAGTAACTTCAACAGCTGAGTCGTTAAACAACAACATTCTAAGAACGCTGGTGCTATCATCGGCCAAGCCTGAAGCCCCTGTGAAAGCCACAAAAGTGGGATATATCCAGGGAATGGTAACCATCGCCATATCGTCTTTGGTGAACGTTTGATATCCCGCGTTGTAAGGGTTTTGGGGTTCGTACCCTGCAGCTGCAGCGTAATCATTGACGTTCAAGACCAATTGACCATGAACATTTTCCGAGTAATCAGTAACCGGTTCAAGAAAGAACCTCAGGTTAACGCTTCCCCTGAACATACCGTACGCTTCATCAAAGCCTCGCATTGCTGCGATGCAAATGTCACGGACCGCAAACTTAGCAGTGACGGTGGAATCAGGTTTTATAACGTAATTACCAGTTGACACCAATTCAAACCTCTTCAATAGCTGCATCAAGCAACTAGCTGAATCCTGAAAGTGGGAAACGGCGGGTCTTCCGACCACACCTTTCCCAGCACACATCATGGTGGTGGGCATCTTACTTGGGATGGAATTGATATCACAAGTAACTGAAGAAACTTTAGTGCTTGACTCCGGAATAGTATGTAACATCGGAATTGAAGCTTGGGGAAAAGTTTGAACTGAAGGAAATTTGTGGGAAACATAGGATGTGACGGGAATAGTATCCGGCAGCTTGAATTCACTGTCGGTCATAGAGGCGTAAACCGCAACATCTATGGTATTATTGTTGGACGTGCCAGTTCTTAGAGGCGATACAACATATATGCAAAACTTTCCAAGCGAGTCTTTCGACGCGTTTATGAAACCTTGATGCCACCGGAATGGAATGGTGAATTCAATACCTTCTTCTTGAGAAAGTTTATGTACAAGAGCTCCCATGTTGATGAGACGATGGATGGAAGGAACCAAGTTGATCGGTGAAAATCCAACGGCCAGACTGCCAGCGTAAAACGGTGAAGCTTTTACGACGACTTTGACCAATATGGTTCCTTTCCAAAACTTGGTCAAATCAAAAGGCTGTTTCTGAGCGGGAGTCTTCAGAAAGTCTATCGGGGTGTTGAGTTGCATCAAAAGAGCACCTTCAACATCGGCAGTGGACCACGGAACTGAGTCGACAAAAGTAAACTTCTGCACGAGTCGTTCTAAGTCCCAGTTAACATCATTCATATAGACTTCTGCTCTCTGGTTCTTAGATTGGATTAGCAAATCTCCGGTCTTGACCGGCTTCGCTTTAGTTCCAGGAGCGTCTTGGATTGACGTACCCACAGTTTCTACTGTGGTCTTGGAAGTAGTTCCTGCATCTTGGTTGTCGATGACTTCATCTGAAATGGTCGAAATGGTCTCGACCACCGGAGCGCGCTCAATTTTGGCAGAACCGAGCTGTTCTTTATCTAGAGCTTTGATACTCAGGCCTGATTGGGGAGTTGTTTCAATGATTTCAATTGACATGTCTTTTTGTGATCCTCCATCTGCTGCATTTAGCTTTTCTGCTTTGCTAGCGTGGGTAAAAGGATCTTCTTGAATTTCGCGCGAAGCGAAATCAGAGTGCGAGCCTGGAAAACAATGGTACGTATTCCAGATAACGGACAAATCTTTGTAAGTGGGGAGGGCAAGCTGGGGGACCTTGCTCAAAGCTCTATCGCGAAAGTCATTAAAGACTTCTTCTCCGTGGAAGAAAAGAGGTCTCATGGCACAAATCGCGTTATCTTGCGTGGCTTTGAGTATATCGTTGTTTTGCGACGATAAACGCACCCAATAGGTGGATTCGTAAAGGGACGATGCTTCCGAGACGGGAAGAAAAACTCCTCGTTCATAACGGGTAGTGTTCTTCAAGAAACTGAGATCACAATAATGCGACGACTCAGGAATATCTTGAGACTTGGTAGCTGAGGTAACTTTCATACCACGCGAACGGAGAAATTCTCCAACGGTTCGACCGTTGTACAAGTCGATGACTCGACTATCTACGGTACTCATGGTGTCGTCACCTCCACGACAGGCTCTGGTATACGCTTTGTAAAAACGTATTTCACTCAGGATCGGCTGGGTAGACCGGAGAATTCCAGTCCATGCAGCTCTGTGCATCAGTTCATTAGCCATACAGTTAGCCAAGAATGTTATGAGAACGCCGGAAGTCAAAAAACTTCCGAGCATAACAGTTTGACCCCATATGAGAACGGGAGAACAAATCATCTCCAGGACCGCAGCCTCTTCCTTTAATGGAAGATTAAGGCCGGTTAGGAGTACCTTTACACTATAGTAAAGAATCTGGTGGGTCAGGGAACGATCATAATGGGAAAAATCAAAATCGAAACCTCGATCTCCAACTTCTGTCATCTTCTTAGAAAGAAAATGCCAATCGAAGGAGGTTCTATCTAAGGACGGGACACAAAAGGAATCATGAATATCTGCATGGTAATATTGCATGAGAGCGGAATAAAAATAACGACGACAAACAAGATAACCAACAGCACTTCCGCACGTAAAAATTCGCGTGCGGGGTTGAACGATCTTCGCGTGCTTAAGCCTCTCATCTTTAAGAGATAGGGCATAGGGAAGAAAAGGAACTGTCCCATTCTGCAAGCACGCAACGGCGTGATCGTAATCTTTAACGATACGAGCTCCTGGAATCAATACACCATCAACCTCTTCAAAAAGATCGGTCTTCTTAAGACCTTCTTGAACGTAGGGAAAACCACATGAGGTGTTCATGGGCATGCGGGTATTGTCGGGAACGTGAATCAATCCATTTATACTTTCATGGAGACTCAACAGCTTGGTAGGAACGACGCTCTTGGACTTTATAAACCTAAAGTCTTCAATGAGAGACTTGCTCGAATAATCGAGTTCTTCAGCAGAAAATGTAGGTTCTGCGTCTCGACTATAACCTTGAAACATCTGTCTCCAAAAAGAGGAGTGAGTTCTAAACTGTTCTCCTATTCGGGGGTCTCGATGGGTCAAAGGAGCCGGGGCTGTAGTAGCATCGCCCATCAAACCGTAAAGCAACGAAGGCTGCAAGTCAGTTTTGGACGGCTGGAACAGGGGTTTATCAATATACCCTACAGGTGTGACAACACTGCAGGAGGGAAGGATAGCAAGGATTGCAGCTTCTGGCTGCGAGGGAGTGTATGAGGTCTCAACGTCAAGGACAATCTTTTCACTAGTAGCCTGTTCCAGGGAGGAACGGGTCACAAAGTGAAAATAACTTTTCCCATTACGAGTGGCGGTGTGAATGCCAAGGATTGGACGCTCTTGAACAGTAGTACGGATGACCATACTACCACATGACGAATCACGACTAGCGTAATCAGCCTCTGCTAGAATATGGACTTTTTGGTCATGTCCTTCATAGCGGAGAGTCTGTATACAATCTCTAGTGACTTTTCCATCACTATACACGAGTTGGCCTTTGTGTTCACCTTCCGAATCGTAAGGAAGATAATCAATCTTGCGGACTGGCATATTGGTAACGGTATAAGTTCCGTCCCAGAAGTGTTTCATGATGTTCTTCTCAGCTGAGAAGGTTGAAGCGGGGAGTTGGTAAAGGCAAACGTCTTCACGAACTGTGGGTGTAACAGAACTGTTTCCGGACGCCAAAACAGCATCAACATTTCCCTTGAGCATTATGAGATTTTTCTTTGAAAAAGAAAAAGGCTTTACGTTGTCTAGCCAAGTTACTTTCTTCAATTCAACAATCTCACCATCAGAAATCAAAAGTCCACGATAATCAGTGAACAAATGATAAGGGATGAGGACATAGTGACCTCCAACGAATATACAATTTGTAAGCTTACCTGATGAACGAATTCTCACTGAACCAGTTGCCTGGTCGAAAACAGTTTGAAGTCCATCGGGAATTCCAGCTTGTTCAAAAGTTGATACTCGCTGGGCTGACGGTTTGGCTGTGCGGGAAGTTCCGGACTCAGATCCGTATGTGACGTACTTGTATATGGCGAACATAGACAAGCCCGCTGCTACCGATGTAATGGCGCATGATACGAAGTTCTTGAAAATTCCTTTCAAGTACGCGAGAATTGATCCGGGACCAGCCGGAGTCATGAAAGTTCCATGCCACGCTCTGCCCAAATTTATCATAAAAGCAGAAAAAGCGTAAGCCGAAGCGACCGTAACTCCAACACTTGCGCCTGTAAGAAGAGTGGACATCATACAGGCGGAAATCTCAAAAGGTACCATCGAACCTTGGGGCGCAGTAACTAGAGTAGGAGTCTCCTGGGCAGGAGCAGCGACAAAAGCGTTCATGTCGGCAAGAAAGTCGCCGTCTTCTTTCCACGCTTCTCTAACACTGGTGAATTGTTTTTCACCAAAGTCCATGGTAAAGTCAATGTGGTGGTTCATCAAATCGGAAACCATAGTCCGGGCAGCGGTGAAACGGCTGCGCTTGGCGCGATATACTGTAGAGAAAACGATACGAGCAGTTTCCAAAGAAACTGTCTTGTTAACCAGAGAGCTGTACATTGGACACGAAACGACGGTCATTATGTGATCTTCTGGATTTTTCGGATCGAATCTCTTCTCTACTCTAAATTCTATGTCATAGCGCCGAGCCAAAGCTTGTGGATCAGCAAGATGGGCAGCAGCCCTCACAGCGGTGGTGTTGGTACAAACCACCACAGCGTCAGGTTCTGCAAACATTCCTTTTATTTCCGGACCAGTTATATTGGCGGAATTAATAGGATATGGAGCGTTAGTACACAAAGAAATTAAATTCAATGCTTCATTAACCTCATCTATGTTTTGCATGAAATCGTCGAAGTGGATGATTTTCCTCGACGACATTCCCGGCTGATATTCGGTGGCGGGATTCCACGTATGAGTAAGCTTTTGTATAGCTTTCAATGGTTCTTTTTCGTCCGGTGAGAGGAAATCACGAGACAAAAGAACTGGCCAAATGGTCGACTTGCCAACGGCGGAAGCTCCGGACAAGGCGAGACAAACGGGCTCAAACTTTCTGTCAGTAGGGTTCGGGGGAATGTCAAAAGTGGAAGTCAAAGCTTTCTTAAAAGAAATCCATTGAACTCCCATTCTTTTGTGAGAATGGACATGCGTATCGGCGGCTGCGAGTTCAGAATAAAATCTTCCTCGCATGTCTGACAACGAACATTCGTTTTGATGTTCTTTACCGGTAGACACGGTGTTCAAGTATACCATGTATGTAGACATGAGCTGATGAATGGGATTGCCTTCGGTGGCTATCTGCAACTCAATCCATTCCTTCGTACTGGCACACTCTCCAAAGAGGGTAGTCATGATGCTATCGACTATGCGGGAGCCGAGCTTTTGAAGATCTCCTAAAACTCTAATTCCCATCAACAAAGGCATATTCTTCTTAAATATCTCATTAAGAAAAACCAATCCTTTTCCGAAGGAACGGGGAAATGTCGACAGAAGGGACAAAACGGAAGCCAACACTGAGTCGTCAGAAGATTCTTCTGTGGTAAACAAGCGTTTTATGGCTGCACCGAGTCGATTCTTCTTACGAGGTGTAATCTCTTTGGGTTCTTCTTCTTCAGTATCAGGGTCAACTGAACACTTCGCATCATCCTCAAAAGGATTTGTGTTAACCTTAGAAAAGGTTTTAGAAGCCTTTGGCTTGGGAGCAAAGTTTTTAAGACCTTCTTGGACGTGTTCGGCTATTCCGGACACTCCTAATTTCTGGACAGTCTTAACTATCAGATCGTGCAGTTGGGGAGGAGAAAGTTTGGAATACTTCTTCTTTGACATGTGGTGACTCATAGCAGAAGTTAGGACTCCAAAGTCATGATCACTGTACGTGAGCATAAACTTCTTGGGGCCAAACATTTCAAGGGCCAGATACATTTTAGTACGGGAATTGGATTCGTACTCTACAAGATTGTAAAACGCTTCAGCAGCGTATAGAGCAAACTTGGCTGGACTGGAACGGGAGTCCCACAGTCTGTAAATCAAAGCTGGATTCAAGACGACGAGGTAGTCATAACATACCTTTACAAAGTATGTAAGGGCGTCAAAAATCTGTCCTAAGATCTTTCTGAGATTCTCTGCAATGACATTGGTCATTATTTTGTTGCGGAGTTCTGTGAGGCGTTGTAGGGCCACGGCACGAAACTCGGAGAATTTATTCTTAATAGATTTTCCAGCAGCAACGATGGGACTTATAGCACTAGAGAGTGCTCCACCTTCTGGGAGGGTAGCGACTAGGGGGGGATGTAACAGATCTTTTAATTCAACAAGTTGGGGATTCTCTTCTCGAACAGTATGGAACAAGATGCTTTTCTTAGCAGGTCTTCGTCTTCTCAAAGGGGGTCGAGAAGTGCCATTAATGGCATCTAACAGAGGCAAAACGTAGGTCTTCTCTACGGACAAGGTGGCGGCGTACGACATAGGGACGTTTGCTACATATTCCGCCTTACGAATTTCTTCTAAAAATGACTTTCTAGAAGCTTTCGCTGCGGGGGTGGGAACTGTAACAAGGAAGTCAAAACAAGGAGTAACGGTAGTCTCACCATCCAACGTAACAAAAATTTCAGACTTTTCGAGATTATGCTTGTCGTAAAACAAACTCATCTCTTTGTCTTGGTAGACGTAGTGATAGTTGGATCGGAAACAACGCGAACATTTGTAATGGGTACAAAGACAAAGCCTGTTGGTGTAAACAGAAGTCATTTGGGAACCACACGATGTGCACTTCGTTGGTGCGCCAGTGGTGATAGCACAGTCATTGCAATCGCAAAAGAATTCAAAGTCTCCTGCTTTTTGGGCTACGCGATTGTGAGCGTAACCATGAATGCACTTATGGTATTTGGCGTAAGAGTTAACTCGTTGGTTCAAGTTAATCTTTAGGGTCTTGCTGGTAAGTTTGGTCTTTTCCAAGCGTTTTGCTTGGCGTGCCACAAACGAATCTCGGGCGTAGGCAGCTTGCTGTTTACGATACTCTGCGTTTAAATGCTTGAGTCTTCGATCTTCAGCGTAAAGCTGGTCTCTAGCGAGAGCTTGCACTTTCACGTCCGTGCGAAAGGTGTCTTTTTCGGCGGAAATATCTTCCTGCTTGGTCTGACGTTGTTGCGTCTTGACCTTATCGGCAGAAAAATTATTCGGGTTGAACTTGGTCGGCGCGTAGCGCGCGACAACCCAAGTATTCTTGGGGTTGGAATCTCCACCCTTGCGGGTTGTGTTGAAGTTTTCTCTAAAGCTGGACATGGTTGTAAATTCCAAGGAATTATTAGGGCAAAGATTGGTTAGATCATAAGCGCTAATTGTTTTCCATAGGGACTCAGTCGATAAATCGACCGGAAATCGGCGGTAAGTCGTTAGTAGTTTCATAAGCCATTAAGGATTTTGAATTGTAGTCAAAGGTCGAGTTTTTCAATTTTGCGTAAAAACAAATAAGATAAATTGAATAAAATCTTATAGTTTTGTGGATTTCTAAATCTAATGTTTTAGGGGGGTGCGGGTTGATGAAATGACGAAAGTTGCGGAAACACTTCGTATTCCAGATGAAAATAAAATGCATGAGGGTAAAC